AAGAACGTAGGGCCGATGAGTCTGGAGTTCTTCCGGACAAAGAACCGACTAATTAAACAAAGAACACTGGAACTCTCCGAGGATGAGTTCAAAAACATGATGACATTCATCCGAAAGAACCAAGGGAAAGGATATTCAGAGGCGGCGGCGATCGCCTCGACCATCCCATTCCTCCGATCATTGATGATCGGAAAGGACGGAGACCATGAGTTCATCTGTTCCGAGTTCGTTGTTCGATCCCTTCAGGCCACCGGAGGACGACTGGACTTTGGTCATCTCAGAAGGGCGGTCGACTATGTTGATCCGCTGGTCTTCGAGCGAATCCTTGACACTCTTTGTCGAGTGTCCGACGACAGGTGCTTACTATAACTTGAACCTCAGTCGGGAATCGTGCTACGATTGAACCATGCCAAAGAAAAAAGCCATCCTGTCCGACGGTTCAAAGTCAGATCTCGACGATCGACAGATCCGCTTCTGTGAGGAATACCTCGTCGATTTCAACGCGACCAGAGCGGCGATCGTGGCGGGATACTCCTCAAAGTCCGCTGGTTCCCAGGCGTCGGAACTCTTGAAAAAACCAAACATTCAGGAACGGATCAAGGCCATCGCTCAGAGAGTGATGGAAGAGACCGGAGATCCAAAGGTCCGAGTGATCCTCGAACTTCAGATGATCGCCTTCGGTGACATGAAAGACTTCATGGAATGGAAGGACGGAAAGATCGAGTGGAAAGATTCGAAGTCCCTGGGAGACAAGTCTCGACTGGTCCAGGAGATCGCTGAATCTTATTCGGCGACCGGAGGATCTAGGAAGATCAAGCTTCACGACAAGCTCAAAGCTCTCGAGATGCTTTCAAAATACTACGGACTATTCAAAGAACAAGTCGAACACTCAGGGGAAGTCACGACCAGAGTCATCGTGAACATTCCATCCAATGGGAGAGAACGAAGTGGAACGTGAGAAGTATTATTCTCTGAAAGTTTACGGTCTCAGGTGTCCCATTGATCAGAAGATTGTCTACAGATATGTCGTCTCAAGACGTCGTCGTTCTTTAGGTATTCCATCTTACGCCGAACAGACGGGCCACGATGGGAAGTTCACTCGGTCCAGGAGTCATTCCCTATGAGTGATAAGGAGGTTCAGATCGCGCCACAAGAAGGCCCTCAGACGGCTTTTTTAAGTACACAAGCAGACATGGCTTTGTACGGTGGCGCGGCCTGAATAAGCTGGAGGCGGAAAGACCTACGCGATTCTCCTCGATAACCTAAGACACTATCACTCTCCGGAAGGAGGCGCGGTCTGTTTCAGGCGAACGTCGAAACAGGTCAGATCAGAAGGTGGTCTCTGGGACACGTCGATGACGTTGTTCCCTTTGGTCCAGGCGACTCCGGTTGAGTCTCGCCTGGAGTGGAGCTTCCCCGCTGGATTCGCCCTCACCTTCGCTCACCTGGAACATGAGAAGAACGTCCTGGACTGGCAAGGTTCCCAGATCCCTGTGATATACTTCGACGAGTTGACTCACTTCACTGAGAGACAGTTCACCTACATGATGTCGAGGAATAGATCGACTTCTGGGATTCGGCCTTATATCAGAGCGACCACGAATCCGGACGCCTCGTCGTGGGTTCGAAAGTGGGTGGAGTGGTGGATCGACAAAGACGGATTCGCGATCCCAGAAAGATCCGGCGTCCTTCGTTGGTTCGTCCGAGACGGCGACCGCATGGAGTGGGCCGACTCTCCGGAGATCCTCCAGGCGCGCTACCCTGGAAGCGAACCGAAGTCCTTCACCTTCATCCCATCGAAGCTCGAAGACAACAAGATCTTGATGGAGAAAGATCCGTCCTATAAGGCGAACCTCATGGCCCTCCCAAAGGTGGAGCGCGATCGTCTCCTGGGCGGGAACTGGAGCGTCAAACCTACGGCCGGATCGATCTTCTCGTCCGGATCTTTCTCCGAGGTCGAAGCGGTTCCTCCTCTGAAGCGGATCGTCCGCGCGTGGGATAGGGCCGCGACTGAATGGAAGGAAGGAGATCCTGGAGATCCAGACTGGACCATCGGACTGAAGCTCGGTCAGTGTTTCGCCGGACAGTTTTATGTCCTGGACATCGAGCGCGTCCGGTTCTCCGCTTTCAAGGTGGATCAACTTATCAAGGCGACCGCTTCCCGAGATGGACGATCGGTCATCGTGAAGGCGTTCCAAGATCCAGGAGGCGCGGGAAAGAACGAGGCCGAACACTTCATCCGCATGATGGCCGGTTATCAGGTCGAGGTCGAGAAGATCCAGACCGACAAGATCACTTCGGCGAGAGCGGCGTCCTCCCAGGTGGAAGCGGGGAACGTGAAGGTCTGGTCGAAGTGTCGGAACAAGGAATCGTTCTATGACGAACTCCAGAACTTTCCGGTCGCGTCGCATGATGACATCGTGGACGCTTTCACGTCGGCGTTCAACTATCTGACACTCGAAGCGTCTGGACAGTGGAGCGACTCCGAGGGAGAATCAGAAGAGAATACAACTTTAATCGAAGACATCAACTGGTAGAGGTAGATCATGGGAATCCTAGACAACTTATTCGGCCGGAAAGAAGTGGCCACTCCTATCCCCGCCGTCGAGGTAGGGAAGAAGACAGTCTCGATCATCGAGGTCGGATCTTCTGGGACGGAGATCTTCGCTGGTTATCTCCAGGAAGAATACCTGAGAGAACTCCAGGGGAAAGACGCCGCCGACATCTATGACAAGATGAGACGCTCAGATCCTAAGATCAAGATGATCACGTCGGCCATGAAGAACCCGATCAAGTCCGCCTCCTGGGAAGTTGTCGGGATAGAGGACCAGGACTCTCCGGATGTCATCGCTCAGAAAGAACTTATCAGTCACATCTTATTCAACGACCTAGGAGGAAAGACCTGGAGGTCGTTCCTTCATGAGTCTCTTTCCATGATCGAGTTCGGTTATGCCTTATTTGAGAAGACCTATGTCCCAGTGATCGGTCATCCGAAGTTCGGTTCTTATAACGGAATAAAATCAGTTTCATTCAGATCCCAGAGAACCATCGAACGATGGAACCTGGACAAGGCGGGGACTCTAACTTCAGTTAGTCAGTACGCCTACGGCGACGCTCAGAAAGTTGTCGACATCCCCGCCTCCTTTCTCCTCCACTTCGCGATCGACATGGAAGGATCGAACTTCGAAGGGATCTCCGTCCTTCGTCCGTGTTATGGTCCATGGTTGAGGAAGAATCAGTTCCTCCGGTTGATCGCGGCCGGTGTCGAGAAGTACGCGATCCCTATTCCGATCCTCGACATCCCGAACGGAGAGGAAGGATCGGCCCAGTATAAGAAAGCTCTCGAAGCTCTGAAGAAGTACGTCTCTCATCAATGTAACTACTTGACCAAACCGAAGGGGTGGGATCTCACACTGACTCCGAATCCGTTCGACGCTCAGAAAGTTCGAGACGTGATCAACGCCGAGAACGTGGAGATGGTCAACGCCGCTCTCGCGAACTTCCTGGAGCTGGGCCAGTCCGGTTCAGGATCTTATTCTCTGAGCTTCGATCTCTCTGACTTCTTCCTGGGCGGCCTTGAATACATCGCCGACCAGATCTGTGAAACGATCAACGGTCAACTGATCCCTGAGCTTGTGGCCATGAACTTCGGAGGATCTCCGAAAGTGAAGCTCCAGTGTTCAGGCATCTCAGACAGAGCGGGCGAAGAACTCTCAAAGGTTCTTCTGAACCTCACACAAGCGGGAATCCTGAAGACGGATGACCGCCTCGAAGAGAGTCTGAGAAAGCGATTCGGTCTTCCAGGCAGGGAAGAGTCAGTCGCTCCGATTGCAACCTCAGAAGCTCCGGTCGATACTTTAAAAACCGTAGACGTCTCAAAAATGATCGAAGTTGTGACGAAGTTCAAAGAAGGAATCCTAGATCAACAATCGGCCATCATGATCCTCACGACCGCGTTCCCGATCTCGGAGGAACAGGCGAAGAAGATCGTCGGTGAACCGCTGAAAAAACCAGTCGTCGATCTGGACTCCGCTCCTCCGGCCGCTGTCCCTCCAGAGGAGAACGAACCGGGAAAGTCCCTGGCCCTCGCTGAACCAGTGAACGGCGAGGGCGAAGAAGGTGACAAGACAGTCGCCCTCATCAACGCGAACGCCGAGAAGATCCGGTCCGACATCAAGACAGGACTGAGGGATCTTTCTCAGTCAATGAAGAAGATCGCCCTGGAACAATGGGAGAAGGGAGAAGCGGAAAGATTCGAACTCCCCGACCTAACAACTGTCCCAGGCGTTGAAGAATACCAGGCGAAGATCTCTGAAGATCTCACGGCC